CTACCTACACCTACAAAACTTATTGGATTTGCAGCTGACACTAATAAATCTATTATTGTAGATTACATATATAAAAGTTCTCAAATAGTTGCTACTCGCTCAGGCACATTACATATAACTCTAGATCCAGTTAACAACATAACACAAATAACAGACGACTATGATTGGATCGGAACAGATAGCAACAATGATGATAATTTAAACTTTACTGTAACAATGAATAATCACGATAGTGATTTAATACTTGACACATTGGACCTAAATGTGTTAAACTCTACACTAAACGATGACGCAATAATTAGTTATAGAGTAACCACAAAATCTTAAATGTTTCAACTTAATTTTGAAGACCGATTAACCACCTGGCGAAGTTTTCGAGAGTCTCTCGAAATGTCAAAAGATCCTATTCAAGATACAATAGACTTTTATAATAATGCACCTTTAGTTACTATAGCAACTGACCCTTATACTCCTAGCACATGGCCTGATCCATGGGAGCTCTTAGAGGAAAATAATTATTGTTCCTTTGTTAAGATTCTTGCAATTTGTTACACCTTGCAATTAACTGATGTTTTATCCCAAGCATCTTACAAGATACATATTACACATGACAGAGAAAATTCTTCAACATATTATTTGTTGTACGTAGATGATCGTGTCGTGGGATTCAACGGAGACTCGCATGTTCATCAAAATGAATTACCAGAAAATTTTATTTCGCAATTTGAACATGTCATGCTACCAATTCACTAAATATCAAAATAGAAAGAGGAAAAATAATGTCTAATGGAACAATGATCGTTAAACGTGACGGCAAAAAAGAACACCTAAATATTGATAAAATTCACAAAGTAGTTATGCATGCATGCGAAGGATTAGCCGGTGTAAGTGCAAGTCAAATTGAGATGAATGCAAACATTCAATTTTATGATGGCATGAGTACTAATGAAATACAAGAAGTTCTTGTTCGCAGTGCAAACGATCTTATCTCTTTAGATACACCTAATTATCAATATGCAGCAGCTCGTTTGCTTAGTTATGGAGTTAACAAACAAGTATTTGGACAGTTTGAAGCATGTTCGTTTAAAGAGATGATACAGCGCAATATTGAAAGAGGTGTATATGATGCTGAAATATTAGATTTATATTCTAGCGAAGAAATTGATAGATTAGACAGTTACCTACATCACAAACGTGATGAAAACTTTACCTATGCAGGACTACGTCAAGTTGTAGACAAGTACCTAGTACAAGATCGTTCGTCAGGTGAAATTTTTGAAACACCTCAGTTTATGTATATGATGATTGCAGCAACATTATTTGCCAACTATCCAAAAGAAGATAGAATGCATTATGTAAGGAGATATTATGATGCGACCTCACTTTTTAGAATCAACATACCTACACCCGTTATGGCTGGTGTGCGTACCCCTGTTCGTCAGTTTGCTAGTTGTGTCTTGGTTGATAGTAATGATACTCTTGACTCCATATTTGCTAGCGATATGGCTATTGGCCGTTATACAGCGCAACGTGCAGGAATTGGGATTAATTCAGGACGCATTCGCGGAGTAAATTCAAAAATCAGAGGCGGAGAAGTAGCACACACAGGTATTATTCCGTTCCTTAAAAAGTTTGAATCAACTGTTCGTTGTTGTACACAGAATGGTGTGCGTGGTGGCAGTGCAACAGTACACTTCCCGTTTTGGCATCAAGAGATTGAAGACATCCTTGTACTAAAGAACAACAAAGGCACAGAAGACAACCGTGTACGTAAATTAGACTACTCAATTCAGTTAAACAAAACAATGTATGAACGCCTCCTTAGCGGAGGTGAAATTACACTGTTCTCACCACATGACGTACCAGGATTGTACGAAGCATACTTTGGCGATCCTGAAAAGTTCCAAGAGCTATATGAAAAGTATGAACGTGCTACAAGCATCAAGAAAAAGAAAATTGATGCAATGGAACTATTTTCTGCACTAATTAAAGAACGTGCAGAAACAGGACGTATCTACATTATGAATGTAGATCATGCAAATACACATAGTTCATTCAAAGACACTGTATACATGAGTAACTTGTGTCAAGAGATTACACTACCTACTAAACCACTAGAACACATCGACGACGAGCAAGGCGAGATTGCACTATGTATTCTAAGTGCTATTAACGTAGGTGTTATTAAAAGTTTAGATGACTTAGAAGAACTATGTGATCTTGCTGTTCGTGCGCTAGAAGAAATTATTGACTATCAGCGTTATCCAATTAAGGCAGCAGAGATTTCAACAAAGGCTCGTCGTTCACTAGGTGTAGGATATATTGGTTTAGCACACTATCTTGCCAAACATAGAGTAAATTATGCAGATGAACAAGCATGGAAGCTAGTACACGATTTAACAGAAGCGTTCCAATACTACTTACTAAAAGCATCAAATACTCTTGCTAAAGAACGCGGAGCGTGTGATGCATTTGATCGTACAAAATATGCAGACGGTATTCTGCCAATTGATACATATAAAAAAGATGTTGATACTATTGTAGAAAATAACCTAAACTATAATTGGGAAGAACTACGCAGTGATATTGTTAATCATGGACTACGTCATAGTACACTAAGCGCACAGATGCCAAGTGAGTCGAGCTCAGTTGTGTCAAATGCAACAAATGGCATTGAACCGCCACGTGGATATCTAAGTGTTAAAAAATCTAAAAAAGGACCTCTAAAGCAGATTGTCCCACAATATCAGTCGTTAAAAAACTACTATACCCTATTATGGGACATGCCAAGCAACGAAGGATATATCAATATTGTTGCAGTCATGCAGAAATTTTTTGATCAAGCTATTTCAGGTAACTGGAGTTATAACCCAACACAGTACCCTGACAACGAAGTGCCTATGAGTGTAATGTTACAAGATTTACTAAACACTTATAAGTACGGATGGAAAACTTCTTATTATCAAAATACTTACGATTACAAAACTGATCCAAGTGAACTAGAAGAAGAAAAACCACAAGAAGTTTTAATGTCAACACAAATGCAAAATAATATGCAGGATGAAGAAGCATGCGAAGCATGTGCAATTTAATGGTTGACTTATTTTAATAATTAGTGTAAAGTAAAAAAGTAATAATTTATAGGATAGAAAATGTCAAAGACAGTTTTTAATAAAGACAAAGTAGACTTCACAAAACAGCCAATGTTTTTTGGAGCAGATCAAAACACACAAAGATATGATACTTTTAAGTTTCCTGTGTTTGACAAACTTAACCAAACAATGCTTGGTTACTTTTGGCGGCCTGAAGAAGTATCGTTACAAAAAGATAGAGCAGACTATCAGAACTTCCGTCCTGAGCAAAAGCATATCTTTACTGCTAACCTAAAGTATCAAACACTACTTGACAGTGTACAAGGTCGAGGTCCATGCCTAGCATTTTTGCCGCACGTATCGCTGCCTGAGCTAGAAGGCTGTATTGTTACTTGGGATTTCTTTGAAACAATCCATTCACGTAGCTACACACATATTATGAAGAATGTGTATGCAGACCCGAGTGAAGTATTTGATACAATACTTGACGACGAAAAAATTCTTGCTCGTGCTCAAAGCGTTACCAAATACTACGATGAGTTTAACGAAGCAGCTGATGCATATTTTCATCGTAAAGAAGGTAATTTGCGTGATGTTAAAAAGAAGTTGTATCTTGCGATGCAAACAGTGAATATTCTAGAAGGATTACGCTTCTATGTGTCATTTGCTTGCACGTTTGGTTTTGGAGAACTAAAGCTAATGGAAGGTAGTGCAAAGATTATTTCATTGATTGCTCGTGATGAAGCACAGCATCTTGCATTAAGCACACACGTATTGAAACTTTGGGCACAAGGCAAAGACGATCCAGAGATGGCTAAGATTGCAAAAGAGTGTGAAGAAGAAGTTTATGATCTATGGCGTGAGTGTGTTGTAGAAGAAAAAGATTGGGCAGAGTACTTGTTCAAAGATGGTTCTATGATTGGACTTAATGCTACACTACTTCACCAGTATGTAGAGTACATTGCAAATCGTCGTCTAAAGGCACTTGGCTTGAACGCTATTTTTGACCAGCCAGTAAATACAAACCCATTACCGTGGACACAACACTGGTTGTCAAGTTCAGGCTTGCAAGTTGCTCCACAAGAAACAGAAGTTGAGTCTTATGTTATTGGTGGCATCAAGCAAGATGTAGATAAAGACAGTTTAAAAGGATTTTCATTATGATTTACATTTGGGGTAAACCAGCATGTCCTTCATGCACAAAAGCAAAAGCATTTTGTGAACAACGTGGATATCAATTTGAATATTTAGAACTGGGCAAAGACTTTGAACGTGAACGAGTTTTAGAAGAATTCCCAGAAGCTAGAACATTCCCACAGATTGTTGTCAATGGACTAAAAGTTGGCGGCTATGAACAGTTTACAAAATATGTAGAAGAAACGAATTACACAGGAACAGGACACACTTTATGATAATTGAAACGCCCTACAAGGCAACAGACACTATTACAATTAAAACAACAGCAGGCGAAGAAATTGTTGCTCGTTTTGTAGAAGAAAGCGACAATCAAATCACAGTAGAAAAACCAATGCAACTTGTAGCATCTGCTCAAGGCGTTGGATTAGGTCCTTTTGCAATTACTATTAATCCAGAAGCAAAAATCAAAATAAATAAGAGTGCGTGTTTGGTAATTCACAAAACTGACGGCGAAATGGCCAAACAGTACGTATCAAGCACTTCTGGAATACAGTTAGCATAAAGGATCTAAATGCCAGTATCATTACCGAGTATTATTTCAGAAACAGAAGCTCTAGGTATTGCTTCTTGCGATACTATGAACCTCGATACGGGCGATATTTCAAATACTGGTAAAAGTACAGCAGCGCAAACTGACGAAACTTCTGCAGCAGCTCAAACAGTTGCCATAGATGCAGCAAGTGAATGTTTTAAAGAACTAGGTGATTTAACACAGTTAATGATTCCAATTGTTGCTGAGTTAAGAAGCATAGTTGCTAGAGTAAATGCAAAGTTAAGACCTTTTGAAGACGCAGTAGAAAGAGCAGAAGCAGAACAAACGCAAATTTCAAATTCAAACGGTTGGTATAGTGATGCAATTAGTGATCAAAATACAATTGCAAGTAATGCACAGGATGTAATAGACGGTCTAGATCCTGCAGATCCTGGATATGCAGACGATGTTGCTGCACAACAATCAATTATAGATGCAGCTAATGATCAAATCTCTGAATATAACGGTGAACTAGGAATTTTAAACGGTGATTATGCAGCAGATTGGGAAGAACAAAGAGCTTATCATCAAGCTACTGTTACTAATATAATCAATACATTCAACAGTATAATGTCACCAGTGGCTTCGGCGTTTAGTACTGCTAATAGTGCTATCACCACAGCAAATAGTAATATTGCCACAGGCAAAGAAGGCATGTTAGATGCTGCTGCAGACATTGCAAAAAATATTGCAAAAACCGCAGGTAAGGCAATTACAGAAGCAATAGGTGATATTGCTGAAAATTCTAACATAATGGAACGTAGTGATCCTAGAAGTGGAGCAGAACCAAAACCAGAACAGTTTGATACTGTAACATTAACTAATATTAGATACGATAATAATTTCTATGTTAGAGTTACTGTTGAAGAACTTACAAGTGTGTTTGGACAAGACAATCCTGCACTATTATATAATTTAAGATTAGGTTCTCCTTATGAACCTGGGTCAAAAGTAAATAGTACATATGTTCTTTATGAAAACGAATCTGGGTTTGATCCTTACTATAGATACGAAGTAACAAATACTGGTAACACAACGCT